AGGCCATGAAATCTGCGAATGAGATAGAAAAGATTGAGCTTGAAGCGCAAAAGAAAATAGATGAAAAGAAGGCTGAGTTCAGTAAGAAATCAGCGGAAGAAAAACGTGCGTTTGGAGGGATGCTTGCCAAACAAGAGGCTGCTGAAATCCTAGCTATTGAACTTGATAAGCAACAAAAAATCCAAAAAATTAGGTCGCAAGAGAAGATCAATATAGCAAAAGCCACGACTGCCGAAGAGGAATCATTGCGTGAGTTTAATAACGAATACGCAAAAATGGTTGCCAATGCAGAATGGGCGACAAGAGAAAAGACTAGATCAATGGAGCTTGGGAAAGAAGACCTTGAGCTGAAATACCAATTGATCTACGCCACAGAGAAAGAAGTCAAACTTGCAGAGCTTGCTTTGAAGTATGAGCGCATGAGAGAGGAAGCAAAAGGCAAGGCTGGCGAATCTACTATCCTTGAGAATTTGGATAAACAAGAAAAAATCGAAAGGTTTTTTGTTGAGACACAAGACTCAATGAAGCGCACACAGCAAGTGTTTGACTCTGTATGGGGCAACTTAGGTTCGGCCATTGACAACTTTGTCAAAACTGGCAAGTTGAATATGAAGGATTTTGCTCGTAGCGTCATTCAGGATTTGATTGCAATCCAGATGAAAGCTGCGGCAATGAAGTTCCTTGGGGCTATGTTTGGCATGAGCAATCCAATGACCATGACTCAAACAGATTTTGTATCCGCAAGTGGTGGGCGAATGTTTGCTGATGGCGGTGATCCTCCAGTCGGCATGGCTAGTCTTGTTGGTGAGCGTGGTCCTGAATTGTTTGTGCCTCGCACTGCTGGCACAATCATTCCAAATCACGACCTTGGCAAAATGGGTGGCACAACGACAGTCATAAACAACAACATCAACGCAATTGATGCGAAGTCGTTTGAGAACAGGCTGCTGGAAAGCAGCAACACAATCTGGGCTGGTTATCAGTACGCTAACAAGCAGCTTGCATCGAACGGGAGAAGGGCATGAGTTTCCAAACCATTTTTAACATCCAGCAATCCATGACGGTGAACAACCGTAGGATGGTTGGACAGCAAGTTGCAAGGTCAGGCTACATCACTGTTGCTCAATACCTCACGGCTGTGCCTTGGGTGTTTACTGTGTCGCCTCACAGCTACTTGTACTATCCACAGGTGCGCGACATCATTCAGACGATTGACAATAAAGATCGTCAGTTGCCAGAAACAATCACGTTCAACAACAGCAACCTTGATTGGTTTACCAAGACACTTGGAACGGCCACAGCGGCCACGTTGAACGGTACGCCTACCCCAAACACGCAAAGCCTAAATTTGACCTCTAACGGCACGTTTAAGGCGGGTGATTTCATCATGGTGGGTGGATATACCTACAAGATCACAGCAGACTCTGCTGGCTCTGTAGTTGGCATCCATCGTCCGTTGATTGGCACACCATCATCTGGCGCTACGGTGTCAATTGGCAACGCTTGCACTTTTACTGTTGTGGCGGAGAAGTGCCCAACGTATACTTTGAATCCAATGAACGATGGCGCATTTGTCCAATGGGATAGTGAGTTTGTTTTCCGGGAGTACATCACATGACAGCAATGGCGGCTCTTAGTGGCCCACAAATTAGACACGCAGAATTTGTAAAACTGACAGTCGGCCTTTCAGAGACTGTCTACACGTTTTGCAACGCAGCAGCACCAATTACTGTTGGAGGCACAACCTTTGCAAACCTTGGCGCATTGCTCAATGTTGGCGATGTCCAGCGGGACATGCGATCTACCAGCGATGACATGACGATTGCATTGACTGGCATTGATCCAACAAACATTGGCATCATTCTTGGCAATGACATCAAGGGTTCATTGGTGGAGGTGTGGCGCGGTTTCTTTGATGACAACAACCAAATCATCACCACACCTACAACTCAGTTCTTTAAACGCTATCAAGGCATCATCAACAGTGTTTCCATCACTGAAGACTTTAATTCCGAACTGCGTACACGGATTGCCACTTGTTCAATTGCTTGCTCGTCAATGCGGCGCATCTTGGAGAACAGGCTTGGCGGCGTAAAAACAAACGAATCAAGCTGGCAGTTTTTGTATCCTAATGACTTGAGCATGAATCGTGTTGCTACGATTGCAAATACATACTTTGACTTTGGCAAGCCGCCACAGAAAGAAACTCAATCAACGGATACAACACAAGTTGATTATTCTGGAAATTACGGCCAATAAATGATAAGACTAGCGACAAGATATGACATCCCAAGACTCTTGGAAATCGTAGAAGCGTATGCCTATGAGAACCCAATTCAAGCACTTGGCAAGACACAACATCACAACCCAAAGCATGTTGAGCAACTGTTGTTCAACATTATTTTGGGACGAGGATTTATCCTGATTGACAATCACATGCGTGGTGCGTTGATTGCGGTTAAGCAAAATAACATCTGGTCGCCTAACGTAAAGGAGCTACATGAGTTGCTTTGGTGGGTTGAGCCAGAACACCGAAATGGAACAATTGGCGGCAGGCTATGGAAAGAATTTGACGGCATGGCTAAAACGATGCTTGAAGCTGGAGACATTGATTTTGCTGTCACAAGCATTTCTGCCAACGGTCCTTTGATTGATTACACAAAACGCGGTTACGCCCCATTGGGCGCATCGTTTGTACGGGAGTAAAAGATGGTTTCAACAATAATTGCTTACGCCGCAAATGCTTTGGTGGCGGCTGGTGTAAGTGCTGCTACCGCAACATTCGTTGCAACTTTTGCTGTTAACTTTGCCATATCGACAATTGTTACCCGTGTGTTTGGGCAAGACCAGCAAGGCCCACAAGACAGCGGCACAAGGCAACAAGTTCCACCATCAAGCGTCAACGCAATTCCAATTGTTTATGGCAACGCCTACCTTGGCGGTACGTTTGTTGATGCCGTGCTGACCACAGATCAAAAGACAATGTATTACGTTGTGGCTGTGTCTTGCATTAGCCCTAGCGGCCAGTTTTCGTTTGACACTGATCTTTTTTATTACGGCGACAGGCTTGTTGTATTTGATTCCACAGACACAACCAAAGTAATTAAGCTGATTGATGAAGCTGAAAATGAAGACACAAAAATTAGCGGCAATTTATACATCAATTTGTATAAATCAAACGCTGCTGGTGTTATCACGCCATTAAACGGCGCATCTGCTCCAAATGTTGTCATGGGCGGCTCTGACATTGATGTTGATTTGCGGTGGCCTTCAAGCGGGCGGCAGATGAATGGTTTGGCGTTTGCCATCATCAAGTTGAACTACAACCAAGATGCTGGAACAACCAATTTATCGCCAATCACTTTTGCAGCACAACATTACTTAAACAGCACTGGCGTAGCAAAGCCCGGTGATGTTTGGTATGACTACATTACCAACGTTCAATACGGCGGCGCTGTCGATGCCTCTTTTGTAGATGCCAGTTCTGCTACAGCTTTAAACGCATACGCAGACGAGACAATCACATACACACCTTCTGGTGGCGGCTCTGCTACTCAAGCACGATACCGCATGAATGGTGTGCTTGATGCTGGTCAGACTGTCTTGAGTAACCTCGACAAGATCATGACTTGTTCCGACTCTTGGATGGCGTACAACGCAGCAAAGGGGCAGTGGTCCATTGTCATCAACAAAGAGGATTCTGTTTCCTATGCTTTTGATGATGACAACATCATTGGTGAGGTGCGAGTAAGCGCGACTGATATTACGCAATCTATTAACCAAGTTGAAGCAAAGTTCCCAGACAAAGGTGCGCGGGATCAACCTAACTTTGTCAACATTGCAACGCCAGATATTTTGCGTTACCCCAACGAGCCTGACAACAAGTACAGCGTGACGTATGACTTGTGCAACGACTCTGTGCAAGCGCAGTACCTTGCTAACCGTATTCTTGAGCAAGCCCGTGAAGACCTGATTGTCAGCTTCAGCACGACCTACTATGGCATTCAAGTTGATGCTGGCACTGTTGTAAGCGTTACAAACTCTGATTACGGCTGGAACAATAAATTGTTCCGTGTGGTTAAGGTTAACGAGGCTTCTTTGCCTGACGGAAGCCTTGGCGCAAAGTTGGAGATGAGCGAATACAGCGCGGCTGTGTATGATGACTTTGACATCACGCAATACGTTCCTGTGCCAAACAGCGGCCTTCCATCTGCTGTTTACTTTAGCCCATTGTCTGCGCCAGTAGTTACTGCAAGCAACCCAACAAGCGCAATTCCAAACTTCAACGTATCGGTTGCAATCCCTGCTGTTGGTCGCGTCACAAGAGGTGAGTTGTTTTATACGACTGTTGCAATCCCATCGGCCAGTGATTGGAGGCTTCTTTCTTCTGCCAGTACAGTTGATGGTGTCCCAGTAACTCCAAGCACAACATACGTTTTCGCCAATCAAGTTTTGCCTACAGGGGCAAGCCCAACTGAGACTTATTACTTCAGCTATGTTGTTGGCAACGAAAACGCAACATCAACCAAGAGTCCAATAAGCGCATCGTTTACTTGGACTCCAGTTGCTGGAACAGGGCCAACAGGCGCAACAGGTCCAACTGGTGAACCGGGAGATTCTGGTGACAGCGTTGATATTATTTTCAAGCGGTCAGCTACTCAACCAACAACCCCAAGTCCATCTGTTGGAACTCCAGCAACTTGGTATTCGGACGTTAACTCTGTCCCGGCTGGTAGCGACCCCATTTGGTCATCTGTAGGAACAAACACTGGAATTGGCACTAACTATGTTTGGCAAACACCGCTTTTGATTGAAGGCCAAGATGGTTCAAATGGCTTATCTGTTGCTGAATTATTGATTTACATTCGTGCAACAAGCGCTCCAGCAACGCCAACTGGCGGTAGCTACAACTTCACCACTCAAACATTAACAGCGCCAGCAAGTTGGAGTTCAGCTATTCCAGCGGGGACAAATCCTGTTTACACATCAAGGGCTGTTGCTTCTGTTCAAGGCACTACGGGTACAGATTCAACGCTTACTTGGTCTAGCCCTGTTCTATCTATTCAAAACGGCACAGATGGAGCCACAGGACCAACTGGCCCATCAGGTGTCGTTGGCGACACAGGCCCAAGAACGGCACAGATTTACTACTACTACAACACGCCGCAAGCATCTGCGCCTACAGCGCCAACTACAGCGCAAGTTGCTTACAACTTCAGCACAAGCACACCAACAATTACAACGGCTGGTTGGAGTTCTAC